CCTCTAGAATTACGTACTGTATTAGCACCTGTTATCAATGCACCGAGTAAGTTTCCATCTGCTAAATTGCCTAATGTGCTACTTGCTCCTGCAAGAACACCGCCTGTTCCAAAGAAACTAGAACCGCCGCCGCCGGCTGGACTAATAGGACTAGGTGTAGTATCATATCTATAATCTGCAAAGCCTGGAGGAGTAATACCAACACTGGTATAATCTCTATCAGTTAGTACTGCTTCGTAACTAAATCTCATTCTATTAATTGCAAATTCTGAGCCTTCGGCATTTGCTTCGTCGTGGTCCCATTGATCAATAAGAGGATTAATATAAGTGAAACTTGTGTTTGTACTTTGTCCATTTTGTGGATGTAATTGGAAAACTTGAATACTTGTAAAGAAGTTGTCTTTCTTTCCTGGTTTATCAAGACCGTATCTGTTTATTGTATTGGCTCCAGAATCGTATCCGCTATTTAATCCATTGTTACGATTATAAGCAGGATCTGTTAATAGTGGTGCACCAGCATTTTGAGCAACATGACTTGCATCGCTGAAATAATAATTGGAGTAATTCTTCCATAGGAAACTTGTTAGTCCTGCACTATCGTCGTGCCACACCATGTTAATAGGATCATAGTTAACACTTGTTTGGACTACTTTTTTTCTATTGTATTGATTTAATGTTTCTGTTGCCATTGAAAAACTAGGTAAATCTACACTTTTACATAATAGATTAATTTCTCTTTGTGTAGTATTTGTAAATCCAGATGTAGAAGAAGTAGTTATACTAGGATTTATATTCAAAACAACATGATAAAGATGTTTTAATTTTGGAGCAAGACGCATATTGCCATCGACAAAAGTCTTTGATGCGTGTGAGTAGTCACCAAGATTGCCTTTCGGACTTAGTGCGCCATTGATTAAATTATCAAAAAAACCTGAAAACGGATTTGCCATAGTAATATTTATCTTTTAAATTAAATGCGTATAAAAAGAAAAGGAGCACAATTTGTACTCCTTCACTTAGTTGTTGACAATCTTATTTGCTTATTAGCCTGCGCCGGTAGCTGCTGTACCAAGCGTTCTTCCAACATCTGTGCCTAAGCCAGTGTCTTCTGGTGTTTGTACTGCGTTATCGTAAGTAATGCTTAACGATACTGTTACTGGTTCGTTTGTTGCATAGTTTAGTGTGTTATAGTTTGCTTCGTTAACGTAGCAGCCATAACATTCCCAAGTTTCTAATACAACCGGTGTTAAATCTCCGTTACCACCGTCTAAGATTTCAATGCGTGTTAGGAACTTGTAATCTTGTCCCGATGCTGCACTTGCTTGTTCCATAAAGTCAAATTGCTTCTGAAGTTGTTCACCAACAAGTTTTTGTACGTTGTTGTTAACATCTTCACGCAAGTTAAGCGATAATGCGCTCCATGTGTGCTTACCAGCAAGATTAATCTTACTGTTGTACACTGGAATTTCCATATTTTCAAAAGTAAGTGTTGGACGGGTTACATCCATAACTTGTTTTGTTAATTCTGTTGTTGGTGTCGATACACCAAAGTTCTCTAACGTAACACGGAAACGATACTGTAGTTTCGGCATTAACAAACCTTGTGCGCTTGCACTGTCGTTGGTTGCTAATGGTACTGTTAGTTTTGATAATGATGAGATTGCCATGTATTACTCCTGTTCACAAGTATTTATCATTGTAGGGTGTTAAATTAATAACACCCTACTTTATGATTTATAGACCTGCAATTTCTCCTGTATTTTTAAGACGTAGTGGAATGTAAATAAATTCTACTGCCTTAACTGGTTCAATTGCTATATCTACATACAGTTCGTTTCTGTCGATTCTGTTTGGTGTGTTGTTTGTTTCGTCGCATACAACTAGGTAATCGTAAATAGCTCTTAAGCCAATTAACTCAACCATTAAACTTTCAACCTGCTGTTTGATTTCATCACGTGTGATTTTATCATTTGGTTCAAAGATATATGGTTTTGCAAGTTTCTTAAGTTGACTACGTAGATATACTGTAAGTCTAGCAACGTTAACTCTGTCAAGTGCGCTTGCATTTCTTGCACGAGTTTTTTGTCCAAATACAACTAGTCCTGCACCGTTAAGGAATGTGATTGGGTTTACATTGTTGCTGTAAAGTGTATCACGCTGTCCTTCGTTAAGTGCAACACTAACAAATTCGCCTTCGCTATTGATATAACCTGTAGCACTTGCATTAGTTACACCACCGCGTCTTGTACCTGCTGGTGCAAACCATGGATAGCTAACTTGGTCACTTAGTGCAATAGTACGTAGTGCCATGTGCGATGCTGGAACAACAATGTTATTTCCTGCATTGTCACTGCTGAAACCACTTGGATAATATACGCCTAGGTATTCATCTCTACTTACCAACCCGTTGTCATTATCTTCAACTGCTAAGTTTACATTGGTTGCCCAATTGCTAATTGCAGTTGTAGTTGGTGTTAGTCTCATTGGACTATCGCCTACAACAAATCCTGTTAGACCTCTATCGTAGTTTAAGTTAATCATTTCGCCAATTAGCTCTGGATAACCTGGTGTTGCTATCAAGTTAAACACACGAGTTTCATCATCTCTAATGTCATCGTTGCCATTAACCATTGCTTGTAATGCTTGTACTACAACTTTACGCTGTGCATTACGTCCAAACGAACCACTACCATCTGCATTATTTGCTGATTCAGTTACCCAACGATGTGGATAATATGATCCCATTGCATCGTCGCCGTTACGAGCATTTTCACCTTCTAAGTCGATGTAGTCACGCTCAAAGCGTTTAACATTGAAACCGCTGCGTCTTAGATTCCATAGCAACATACCTTTTGGATATAGTGCTGGATCTGGAGCATCTGGATCTAAGTAATCACTTACTAGCATATCTTCAATTGCACCAATTTCGTGTGCAGTTGCATTACCGCCATCTGTACTCCAACGTGCATCGTCAAACAAGATACCGTTTTCAGTAGTTTGATCAGTGCTGTCAAGTAATACCCATTTGTTATTTTCATAACGGTATACTAATGGAAAGTTTTCTAAGTCTGCTGTTGATACCCAAATGTCACCTTCGACTAGCGCACTTACACCATCACTTTGTGTAGTTGGTTTAGCTGCTGCTACAATTGGACCTTGCGGGTTATTTGTGCTGCTTGCGCCTACTAAGCTATTACCAGTGTGATCATAATTATGATAACCTACCCATGATGTACCGTTATGGATCATAATATCAATTTCATCAATTACACTACTATACCACAATGCACCATCTGCTGGTGTTGTTGTTGGCTCTGAACTAGATGCTGTATACTTTAGTCCTGCCCAGTTACTTGCGTTGTACTGTCTCGGTGTTGTATTTTCATCTGTACCTGGTGCATTATATAAGTTTGCAGTTGTTGTATTATCTGCTTCATCAAACACAGTAAAGATAGCACTTAACGGATTGTTTGCACCGTCAACAAATCTAATTTCACCGCCTAATGCATGTTCAATTACAATTTGTCGCTTACTGTTAACACTTGCTGTTACGTTTGTTGCACCAGCAGTGTTAATAGCACCAGCTAATGCGTCTGCATCGCCTTGTGCGCTATTTGTTGCTGTGAAACTAACTGAAACTGCTGTGCTGTAAGTTGCACTGCCTTTTACAGATTCTTCCATTGTAAATGTGTTATTTCCTGCTACAAAGCTATTTGCTGTAATCGCTGCACTTGTAATTTTAGTTGAACCTGTTGCATTTCTTCTTAGTAATTCAAAAGTTGCTAATGGTTCAGCGTCTTCTGCCAAGTTTGATCTTACATAAACACTACCAACTGCAATATTTGTGCCGCCGCCAACACTATCTAGTGCTTTGATTGCTGCTGAACTACCACTATAAATTGGTGCAGATAATGCTGTCCAACTATTTGTATCTGCAGAATATTGTTTTACATTCCACACAGCACCCATATTTGGCTCTGTTGTTTTGATCCATAAAGAACCAGTTGGTCGAGGATTAGTATCACGTGTTTTGTATTCTGGTACACTTGTATGAGGAGCAATAACTAGTTCTGTATTGTAACGAGTTCCAGCTGCAATTCCTAAGCCACCTAATACAGAAGTTGTGCCGCCAATTTCAATACTATCGCCTTGCGATCCATCGTACATAAGCGCCAATGCTGCATTCATTGCTTTTGCAGTAATGCCAGCTGTTGCAAGATCTGCATTGCCGTTAATATCTGCTACAATAGTAGTTAGGTCTGTGCCTGTAATTGTTACTGACCATACACTGCTACCATCAACATTAAATGTAATATCGCCTAGTCCGCTTACTGAAGGATTTGCAGAACCTACAGCAAATGGCCACGATTTTTTCCAAGCTGCACTTCCTACTTCTACCCATGCACCGTCTGCGTTTTTGTACCAAATTCTATTTACAGTTGATACTGCTACAATTGCATAATCGCCAATTGCGCCTACACTTGCTTTTGGTGTGTATGGTGTACTTCCACTTGTTTGTGAACTATTAGTAATAACAATTGGTTTTTTGTTACCAAATGTTTGACCATTAGATGCTGTTACTGCTTCGCCGTTCCATTCAAAGATACCGTATTTTGTATCGTCTGTGTCAAACCAGTAAGCACCGTCTAGTGGTTTACCTGTAGTTGCTGTTGCACTTCCTGTTACAGCACCTAAGTCTAAATCAGAACGTACAATATAAGCCCTATTTGCTACGCCTAAGAAACTATATGCTGCTTGCAATCCGTATTCATTTTGCTCACTGCCGTGAATTGGATTATTGTTTGAATCTGTCTGAAATACAGGATCGCCAAATGTTTCTGCAAGTTCACGCTGTGAACTCATCAAATAAACTTTGCCTGCATTTGCTTTTAGTGTACCAGGTGCAATTCCTGTGCCGCCTGGATTCGTTTTGTTTTCCTGTGTTGCCACAAAAATTACTGGTGTTGTGCCGGGTTCTGCCGGAGTATAAAAACTCTCGTCAATTACCTTAACCTCTACACCTGGTGATACCAATGCCATTTTGTTTTCTCCTCGTGGATCTCGCTATAGTATTATTTAGCACATCACGGGGAAAAATAGTGTTTTTAGGGGGGTTAAGTGTGTATATAACTCATTAATTGCCCTACATTGAATTCTAAATCTTCTAACGTACCGTTGTTGTCAATGGTAAAGTCTGCCATCCATTGTTCAAGACTCATGCTGTCTTTTGACTCAGGCATTAGGTATTTGCTGCGATCAACCCAGATACAGTAATCAAATACACCTGTGTTTTGCATTGCAAAGAATTCACGTTTGTTGCGTAGCCCACAATAGATATCGTAAGCAGCAAACATTTCTCTACCTAGAGTCGCTGCATCAGGAACATTATAATCGCAGATAGCATTATACCATTCTGCTCTGTGGCTATGCCTGTCAGCATAACACTCTTCTTCATTAGTGTATCCATATTTGTCCTTTAAGTCATCATAGATGAACAACTTTGAGCAAAACTTTGAACTGCTTTCAAATGTATATCCGTATTCGTCACGCAGGATTTCACATACAGTGTCTTTGCCATGTCTTCCGTGGCCGATTACAAGTAACTTTTTCTTCATAGTTTATAATACTATGTTTATAGTTATTTGTCAACCAATAGTAAATGAGTAACCAGTGCCGCCAGCCATTGACAGTCCTACTTCTGCTTCTAGTTTTTCCATTTCGGCTTGTGCTTCAGCTTTTAAACTTGTACCGTTTAATGCTGTACCACCTTGAGGTCCTGCAATAGTTGAAAACTTTTCTCTAGCTTCGCCTAACATATACTTACAACCTGCAAGTGTATAATCTTTAATCCACTGCTTGGCTAGATAGTCGTTTAGTAACTGAGCATCCGGGCGATACATGTAAACTTCTAATAATACTTCTTCGCCTTCGCCGGCTCGTGGTCTTTGTAGTACTGTTAATTTTTTAGTTGTAGTATTCCAGGTAAATTCTATAAAGCTACCAAACATACGTCCTACAAGTTCTTGCTGTTGTGCAAATAGTTCGTAAGTTGCAAGTCCACCCATTCCGGAACCAGCAAGTAAGTAAGCATTAGTATAAGCTAAATTAAATGGTTCGTATAATGTGCCGCCGTCTCCGCCGCCGCTACGTGAGCCAACACTGCGTCTATAGATTTGACGAACTTCGATAATTTCATGTGGCAAAGTGTATTCGTTTTGATCTTCGATTAACGTTAACCCAACATAGGATTCTTCAACGCTATGTTCGCTACGCATACGATAACGTGTAAGTGCTTTAGTAAGTGCAGTTTCATAGTGTATAGGATCTAGTTCTACATCTATCATGCCGCCGCCTAGAAAAGCGTTTACGTAATCAAAAACCTGTTGTTTAACTGTTGTTAAGTTACTATCTGCCATTATTATCTCCAACTGTATTTATCATAAATATAACTATGCCACGTTTAAGTTTATATAGACCTAACAAAACACAAGATTACGAGTTCTTAGACAAAGTTATCTATGAACAATTTAGTATCGGTGGTACAGATATAAATGTACACAAATATTTAGGTCCCCGCAATCCATCTGAAGCAACATCAACTGCTGCTGAGCCAAGATACGACGAAGTATCTCCAACAAATATACAGGATATGCTTTTCCTAGAAAATCGAGATCGTAAGTATGATCCAGATGTATATACAATGAGAGCAATATACAACGTTAGTGATACTGATTTTAATTTAAGTCAATTTGGATTATTTCTTAGTAACGATACATTATTCATGACTATACACATTAATAGTAGTGTAAAGACGTTAGGTCGAAAAATTCTTTCAGGAGATGTAATTGAATTTCCTCACTTAATTGATGAATATGCATTAAATGATTATAGCGTTGCACTTAAACGTTTCTATGTTGTAGAAGATGTAACAAGAGCTGCCGAAGGATTTTCGCAAACATGGTTTCCGCATTTATATAGAGTAAAGTTGAAACAAATTTACGATGCACAAGAATACAAAGAAATTTTAGATTTGCCTGTAGGTGATGAAGAAGGTAATACATTAAGAGATGTATTAAGTACATTTGAAAAAGAGATGCAAATTAATAATGCTGTTGTAGCACAAGCAGACGAAGACTCGCCACAAAGCGGATATGATATAAGTAATTTTTATACATTACAAGTAGACAACAACGGTGATCCTGAAATTGTAAATGCAAGCCAAGATGACATTGATGCAAGTGCTGGAAGTATGACAGCAGACCGACAAGGTGCAACTCCAGATAGAGCAGGTTACAAAGGTTATCTATTAGGCATAGGTAGTGTTAATGGCGAAGCATTTGGCAGTGGCATAAGTTTTCCAATTGAAAATGTTACCGGCGATTACTTTTTACGAACAGATTTTTTACCAAACAGATTATTCAAATGGGACGGTGCAAAATGGTCTAAAGTTCACGATGGAGTAAGAACAGAAATGTCTAACACAGATACAAAGCGTACACAGATTGCAACGTTTATTAATAATACAACTGAGAACACTATTGGTGGCGATACTGTATCAGAAAGACAAGCTATATCAAAAGCACTGAAACCAAGGGCAGATAACTAATGCAGTTTTTTTACGATGGTCAAATTAGAAAATATTTAACACAAGTTATACGTCTAATGAGTGGATTCAAAACACAAGATGGTGACGGACAACTAAAGGCCATTCCTGTATCGTATGGTGACTTAACTAGACAAGTTGCAAGTATCATGCGAGAAAACAGTGAAAACAAATTGCCTACAGTGCCACGCATGAGTGTGTATATTACTAACTTAGAAATAGACAGAAGTAGAACAAGTGATGCAAGTTTTGTAGATAAAGTTAATGTTAGAGAACGTGCATATGACGAAGACGGAAATGAATATTTAAATACCCAAGGCAAAAATTACACTGTTGAAAGATTGTATCCAGCGCCGTTTAATTTAAGTGTAAACGTTGATGTATGGGCAAGCAATACTGAGCAAAAATTACAAATACTAGAGCAAATACTTGTACTATTCCGTCCAAGTTTAGAATTGCAAACTACAGATAACTATGTTGATTGGACAAGTTTAACTGTGTTGCATTTAACTGATATACGCTGGAGTAATAGGACAATACCAATTGGAATTGACTCTGAAATTGATATTGCTACAATGAGTTTTGAAACTCCTATCTTTATAACACCGCCTGCTAAAGTAAAGAAGCTAGGCGTTATTACCAGCGTAATTGCAAATATGTGGGACGAAGAAAGAGGCACAATTGACCTAAGTCAAAGTATGCCAGAGATGACAGCATATACCGAAGAATTACCACCAATCGAAGAAGTTGTCAAAAACGATAGCGAACGATCAACAGTAACAAGAATAGATACTGATCTTGGACAACGTAGCACAGTGGCTACTTCATACAGAAATTATGGTGTATATATTCGCGGTAACAACGCACAACTAATTGAAAGAGACAATATTGGTACAGTACAATGGCTGAAACCAATTGAGTCATATCCTGGTACATATATTGCTGATGTAAGTGAAATACGTCTAAGAACTGAAACAGGATTTATTGTTGGAACATTTACTATTAATCCGTTTAATGATTTTGAACTTAGTATAAATTGGGACACTGATACATTACCTACTGGCGATGTTGTATCTGGTCCAGCTAGAGACACAAATAGTTATACAAGTTTTGATAAGATTGTAGATCCGCTAACATACAATCCAACAAATGACAAAGTTGCAGGATTTAGAATATTAGTTCTAAGTGCAATCAACGATAGCAGTAGTATTAATAATGCCGGATACGACGGTCCTGATGCTTGGAAAAACAACAACGGTACAGACTTTGTAGCAAATGCAAATGATGTAATTGAATGGGACGGTGCAAGTTGGAATACTGTAATTGATAGTACAGATAGCACAAATGGAATTAATCAAAAAAATCTTACAACAGGAATTGTTTACAAGTGGAACGGTGAAGACTGGCTGCAAGCCTTTGAAGGAGAATATCCAGTTGGTACCTGGGAACTATACTTAGATCCATAATTACTTGTATGAAGTCAATTGTTTGTAGTGGAGCTCTATTTTATACATTAGAGACAAAACGTTTTTTATTTTTACATAGGACACAAAGTAAACAAAATAATGTCTGGGGAATTGTCGGTGGTACTAACAAGGAAACCGAGACACCGTGGGAAGGCCTGCTAAGAGAAATCGAAGAAGAAATTGGCATAGTACCTCGCATAGTAAAGACATTGCCGTTGGAAACTTTTGTAAGTGGTGATAACCATTTTCATTTTCACACATACCTTTGTTTAGTAAACAAAGAATTTATGCCTCGGCTGAATAACGAACACAACGGTTATGCTTGGGTAGAATTTAATAATTGGCCAAAGCCTTTACACAAAGGCGTTATATCAACGTTAAAGAGTAAAGTAAACAAAGATAAACTTGAAAATATGTTTAATTCTTTTGATACACTCGTTTAAATTCGTCTTCTAACCATTTGAAATCATTAATCTTTTTGAGTAAGTCGGTATTATTAGCTGCATAATCTCCGTATTTTTTGCCGTGATTAGCACCGTTAATCCCCGCATCTCCGAACTGTTTATCTTTGCCTCTAGTACACCAAGCATTTAATCTAAATTCTGTTTCTTCGTCTAGCTGTCCTTTGATTGTACGACTAGAAAGTTTAACACATTCTCTAAACGCACTACGCCATGTGCTAAACTCATCTGTGTTAAATGCTGTAATATTACTTACTCTATTAATTGCTTTGAAGTATTTTGATATACTTGTAGTCATATCAGCTGTGTTTGTATCCATGTTAAGTGTAAGTTCTCGAGGTAGTAGTTTTACTCCGCCGTAGCCATAAATTAATCCATTTATAGGATTTTGACTTTTCCAAACATGTACTGTTTCTTTGCTTGTAATATCGTATTGTGGTACATAATAATCAAATGTAAAGTTATCAAGAATATCTGCATCGCCGTCAACTACAAAAAACATATTTGTTTTGCAAAGTTTTGCTGCTTCTATGTGAGCTTGGTGAATGCCTTTAACTCCATGCACACGTTTTGCATTAGGATATTTTTTGCATAACTTAGCATAATTACTATCAGCATTACTTTCATTATAACTTATAAACACAATATCATACAACAAAGGTGTACTAGCTACAACATTATGTTCTTTTTTATTTGCAAGAAATCTCAGTTGGATTTCTTTTTCAGTAATGTTTGTATGCTTACTTATTAAACTTATACCGTCCCAGTACTCACCATTTTTAAATACGTGATTAGTTTTTCTTTCAAACTCTTTTGAATGATCAAAATACATATCAAAATTAAAGTCTAAGTCAATTTGTATTTTATTAGGAATAATCCAGAATAATTCGGTCTTTGAATTATCTACAGCATACAAATAATCTTTATAACTATTTACGTTAAATTTATCATATAATACCGGACCACTTGCAACTATATTCCATTCTTTGCGATCGGCAATAGTTCTGTATTCAATTTCTTTTTGTGTTAAAGTTTTATGTTTTGACAGTAAAAATAATCCGTTGTATAGATTTTCATCTGCAACTTTATGAATAAATGCATGATTTGTATTTCTATCGTAAGCATTGTAATGAGGAAAATATAAACTTAAATCAAAGTCGTCGTCTAATTTAATATTATTTGTACTAGCCCAAAACATATCAGTCTGACTATTTTCAATTGCATCTAGGTAATCATTGTAAGTTTCGACAATAAATTTATCATACTGTTTTGGATAACTTGCTGTTATTTCATGATCTTTTTTATCTACAAAAAATCTATTTTCAATTTCTTTTTCTGTAGCAATACTATGTTTACTTGCTAGTACAATACCGTCCCAGTATTCACCATTTTTAAATACATGATTGGTTTTTCGGTCGTATTCGTTGTCGTGTGTAAAGTAATAATCAAATTCAAAATCTATAGCAACTTCAACATCGCTGGGTATCATCCAAAACATTTCAGTACGAACAGTATCTAATGCAAGTAGATAGTCAGAATAGTTGTTAACTACAAATCGTTCGTATTGCGCAGGTTTACTTGCTATAACATTCCATTCTTTTGCATCTACAACATGCCTATATTCAATTTCTTTTGCTGTAACAGGTTTATGTTTGCTGTATAGAAAAACACCATTTCGGTGGTGTTTACCGTCAACTAAATGTATAAAGTTGTGGTTAATGTGTCTATCGTACTGATTACTGTGTACAAAATAAATATCAAAATCAAAATTACGAACATCTATGTTTTCAGAGTAGCCATAGAACAACTCAGTTTCACTGTTCTCCATTGCCATAAGATAATCGTCATATGTTTCAATAACAAACTTATCGTATTCTTTGCTACAACTTGCTTCTATGTCCCATTCTTTTACGCCTACTATGTGTCTCCACAAAACTTCATTTTGTGTAAGCATAGAATGTTTGCTACACAAGAATAATCCATTATAGAATATTTCACCATCAACGTTGTGTTGGAAAGCATGATTTATTTTCCTGTCATAATGATTATCAAAATCAAAAGTAAATGTAAAGTCAAAGTTGCTAGTATCAATATTTGGCGAACTTACCCAAAACATTTCAGTATCTGATGCATGGAATGCTTCTAAGTAGTCTTCATAAGTTTCGACATCAAATTCGTCATACAATTTGTTTTTGCTTATCACATCTGAGTGTTCTATACGTTCTACAGGATGCCTATATTCAACTTCTTTCTTTGTAAGCGGTTTGTGTTTACTACACAATATCATGCCGTTATAGGAAACACTGTTATTTTGTTGATGCAAAAATACATGATTTTGCTTACGCAAATTCCTATCATGGTGACTGATATAAACATTGTATATAGGTGACAACATTGCAATATTTGCACTGCCCATCCAAAACAATTCACTAGATGAATGTTCTAATGCATGTTCGTATTGTTCGTAGGTGTCAATGTCATAAACAGGAAAAATCTTAGGATGACTAGCTACAATGTTCCATTCTTTCTTATCAGCATAGAATCTGTAATCAACTTCTTTTTTAGTTACATCGATATTTGTACTATGTAACACAATGCCATCGCAGGATCTGCCATTGGCAAAAACATGAGTTAAATTTCTATCATATGTATTATGGTGGGTAAAGTAGATATCAAAATCAAAATCATCTGCTACTTCTACATCGTCTGGAACTGCCCAAAACATCTCAGTTTTGCTACGCTGCTTTGCAAGTTTATAATCAGCGTAGTTGTTGACTATAAACTTGTCAAACTTTTTTGGCCGGCTGTACCTTTCAGAATGTTCTTTTTTGTTAGCGTAGAATCTGTGTTTGAATTCTTTTTCAGTAACAGGACTATGCTTGCTGAACAACACAACACCATCATATTCTTTACCATTTAGAAACACATGATTAATACGTCTATCGTATTGATTATGATGATTAAAGTATAATGTTAATTCTTTTTCTATTTCAACATCGTTAGGCACGTGCCAAAATAAATCAGCTGATGTAGTTTCTAAAGCCTTTGTATATTCTTCATATGTTTCAAATGTAAATGTAGGATATACTTTTGGATCGCTTGCACGTATACTAACTTCTTTTTTATTTGCATAAAAACGGTGTTCTATTTCTTTATGTACCGGAGCATAGTGTTTAGGAAATAAAGCAATACCGTCATATGAATCTGTTGATCCGTTGCCAAACACATGGACAAATTTATGACTCCAATCGTCTGGACGGAATGTAAATTTAAAGAATTCGCTAACAACTACATCGTCAGGAACTAACCAAAACATATCTGTAGTTGATTGTTTTTGCGCTGTTTCAAAATCAACACCGTGAAATATATCAAACTTATCTTTGCCACAATATACATCGTAGTATGCAGCAATGTGCTTGTGTTGTACAGTCTCAGTTGGAATAACTTTAGTTGGTACTAACTTAACAACACTCCAACTTCGAATACGTTTACTACCTTTGAATACATATGGAAATGCATGCCGTTTAGGTTCTTCGTTAGAATTTGGACGATAATGCCAAGGAAAACTATCTATTACCGATATGCTGTCGTCAACTATCCATACATAGTCTGCTTGTGTTGCATATTGCTCAGCAACACTTTCGTCTATTGTATTGTTGGTATAATGTATAGGATAAATTGTTAAGAAATGATTTTTAAGGACATCTTGCGCATTGTAAGTATCCTTTCCAAATCTTTCAAACTTATCAAAAACTGTACTCATTGTATATCTTTTAACCTAAATGATTTTGTTCCGTAGTGCGCAACTTCGTTACTTAGTTCTGCATCGATATATACATCAAATCCTGCGCTGCCTGCTGCATCACAAAAGTATATATCCTCTCCAGACAAGTTGTCTGTATCTTTGTTGTAGTGATAGCTGTGCCAAGGTTTACCAATATAACTATAAACTTTTGTATCTACTAGCATACAACCCATTCCTACAGCATAAACTTTATGTAAGCCGTGTGTTGCACTAACCCTATCTTCAATATCATCTGCATTATTAAATCCAACTGACTTATAAGGAGGAACTCGTGTACTATATGCAGCAGCAACAATATGCTTTTTATGCTCAAGCAATTTAATTGCAGTACCTGACGGAACATGCATGTCGCTATCTAACCACAAAATGTGTGTAGCTTTTGCATCAAGTGCTTCTTGCACTAATGTATTGCGTTGTTGTGCTATAACACTTCCAAGATTGAATAATACTACGTGTTCAACTTCAAGACTTGTTAAATAGCTTGTAAGTTTGCTAAGACTTAATGCAAATCCTGTATGCACTGTATCTCTTGCAGGGACACAGATTGCTATTTTTGTCATACAATTTTGTCGGTAATTACATCTGCTTTGATTGCTTGTTCTGCTGCTACTGTAAATTGGTTAAGGTCGTTTGCACCTTTAACTGCAATTTTAACTGCTTCTTGAAAATCTTCTTTACTTAGAGAACTAGCTGCTAACATGTTTTCAGGTTGTACTTTACCAATTGTTAACAAATCTGCTGCCATAGTATTACCAATACGTTGAATCCAATGATGACGTTCATCGTTATCTGGAATGTCCATATTGTCAATTTCTGCAAACACTTCCTCGTGAAGACCGCCATCGAGGTTAAGTGATGTTGCTGCTTCTTTTTTACGTTCTTTAGTATACTCTTGTGCTAAGTCAATATTCATGACTTCGTAAAGGCTTTTCATAATATGCTCCTGTTATTTTCCTTGTCCACCAAAGGTGTCACTCATAAGAATAGTAGTACCCGATGCGATACCTAAATACGTACCTAACGTACCTAAGATATAGCTAGACGATTGTCCTTGACCGACAAAATAGTCTCGTATGTTTGTCATTGTAACCGCACTGCCGGTGTCTGGGATTGCCATTTGTATTCCTATTTTATATATTCTAGCATATTATTTACTATGTGTCAACGATAATAGCCGCCAAAACGACTATTATCATGTAATTATTTATCTAGTAGCCTTTTTACCATTTCTTTAAGTTCTGCAATTTCAGCTGCTTGTGCTTCTAATTTTGCATCTTGCTCTTTGATTGCTTCAATAAACAATGGTGCAAGTTTTTCGTACTTAACAGTTAGATAGTTTTCTCCACTAATACTTTGCATTTCTAGAGATTCAGTTGCTGCACCATCTTCGTCTCTATCCCAATCTGCATCAAACGGTGCTAGTGCAACAGCTTGCGGTAGTACTTTTTGTACTTGTTGTGCAATAACACCTGCTTCGTCTTTTCTACGAATTGGATTAAATCCGACACTGTCTACCATATCTTTCCAGTCATAGTATACACCGTCAAGTGATTTAACTTTATCTAATGCATTTTCAATTGGACGGATATTTTCTTTGAGTCTTTCATCCGAGCCATAAGCAGTAATCTCTGTACGTGCATTAATACTACCGCCTGTGGTTATATTATTATTAGATACGTTAACTTCTAATGGCCAACGACTAGTTCCGCTAACTTGTGCCCAACTTGTACTATCATTACTACCACGTAAGATATAGAAGATGTTACTGTTTTGGTGTAGCATACTTACATTGTGATTAGTATCACGCATATAGATAGTTGGCGAAGCGTTTCTAATATAATGGTTTTGACTTGCTGTAGTAGTGCTACGTAAGAAGCCTGAACTGTCAATGCCGTCTAGTGTGTTAGCATCATCAGCACTAATACCTGTTAGCGCACTACCGTTACCTGTAAAGTTTGCAGCAGTAATATCACCTGTAATGTTGATACTTCCCGAACCACTAAGTGTTCCAGTAAACGTATCGTTGGCATCGCTGCGCAACAAACTTGCGCCTTGTATACCATCAACTGTGTCTGCATTTAGTCCTGAGCTCGGTCCATCGTTACCAGCATGCCATACTTTGTTGCCTTTGTATGTAATAGTAGAACGTGTCATGTACAACCATTGTGTAAATGTGCCGCCTCTAGAAGTATTATCATAATCACCAAATTCAATACCTTCAGTACCAGTATCGTCTGATGTTGATATTCTCAACTTACCTGCGTTACTAGCTCCCATCCATTCAATGTGAGCATCGTCACTACCTGCCGGACCTGGTCCAAACTTGATTGCATTATTAGATGCTGTACCTGTGTTATTGAGTGTTAGTACACCAGTCATTGTACCGCCGGTTGTTCGAATAAAGCCTGTGCTGTCAATACCATCTAGTGTTGTAGCATCTACACTTGTAAGTCCACTACCGTTACCAGTAAATGTGTTTGTACCAATGTTGATGTTACCAAAGTTAGCAGTAATTTGACCTGCGTCCAATGCGCCTGTACCTGTAATGCCACTGTACGTTCCAGATAGTCTTGCACTTGCTACTGTACCACTTCCTAAGTTACTTGCATTTAGACTTGTTAGTCCGCTACCGTTACCAGTTGCAGTGCCGCCAAAGTTGATATTTTTTGCAACACTTAAACCGCCGCTTAGTCTAACAGCACCGTTGCTTGTAGTTGTTGCTTGTGTCGTAGCAGTAAATGTTTTGATACCGCTCATTGATTGGTTGCCACCAAGTCTTGCGCCTGCCACTGTACCACTACTCAAGTTGCTTGCATTTAGTGTTGTTAAGCCACTACCATTACCAGTAAATGTACTTGTACCAATGTTGATGTTACCAAAATTTGAACTAATAGCACCGCCATCAAGTGTACCAACTGCATCAATTGCAGTTTCGTGTTGAGTAACACTTGTTTCTGCAATACGTGCATCAGGAACTGTTCCAGATGTAAGCTGCGTTGCGTTTAGAGCTGTTAGGTTAGTACCAACACCGCCAAAGCCGTTTGTACCACTAAACGTAAAGTTTGTTGTGCTTACTGTTGTGTTTACACCTGGTATACTTAGACTATTATTTGTAGCATTACCAATTTGCATAGCATTACTTGTAGATGTTGAAGCAAGTTCAATATCGTGTCCAATAATAATATTGTTGCTACCGCCAGCTAAAGCACTACCGCTTTTTGCGCCAACAACTGTATTGTTACTACCAGTAACAATCTCTAATGCTTGGAAACCTACTGCTGTATTATCATCACCGCTAGTGCTGTTTGCCATTGTACTTGCACCAACACTAGTATTACCATCGCCGTTGCTAGTTCTTTGTTCTTGACTATCTGCACCAATTGCTGTGTTGTTGTTTACATCTGTAGCAGCACTTAGTGAAGCAAAACCTAATGCAGTATTGTTGTCTCCTGACAACGCACCTGTCATCGATGTTCCACCAATACCGGTATTGTGTCCAGCAGTACCAGTTAAGTTTTCACC